ATTCGTTAATGTTGAAGGATGGCAATTCGCTGGAGCTTCTTTAGGGTTAATGCCGATTATCACAGAAACTACGGACTTAACTCGAAGAGGCACAGAACCTGGTCAAGTAGAAATTAAGTACATGGCTAAGTGCGAAGTACGAAACATTAATACTGGTCAGTTAGTAGCTACTGGAGTAGCAATATGTAGCAACTTTGAGCATAGCAAAAAGAGATTTGATGAGTATGCAATCTTATCTATGGCACAGACAAGAGCAATCGGTAAGGCGTATCGTAACTTACTTGCATGGTTAATGAAAGCTGCAGGATTTGAAGCTACACCAGCAGAAGAGATGGACTTTGCACCATCAGAATCACCTAAAAAACCTTCTCAAACAGTTCAAGAAGTTGTAGCAGAAATAGTAGAAGAAGAAGAAATAGATATTGATGCTATTAAGATGGAGATTGCTAATTGTACTAAAGTAAAACAACTAACAGATTTGTACTTTGGATATAAGCAATTATTTGATAGTAACGAAACTTTAAAGAAGTTATTGTCTATGAAAAAAGAAAACCTAACCAAAAAATAAAACTATGAGTTTAGAATTATTACCAAAAGTAGAACTTAGTTCTATCGAACCATCAAAGTTTAGCATTGAGTTGCTAAAACAAACTATCGTACAACATTTTAGAGAGACTGGAGACAACCCACTTGAGATGCTTGTTAAGGCAGAGGCTATCATTCAGCTTTTAGATGGCATTAGAGCCGATTTAAAGGAAGATGTGGTAGATATACTTTCATCGCATCCACAAGGCAAAGCAGAGGTCTTAGGAGCAGAAGTAAGTAAGTTTGAATCTGGAGTAAAGTATGCTTATGATGGCGACTATACTTGGCTTAAAATGAACCAAGAATTAGAAGCTATTAAATTTAAGCAGAAAGAAAGAGAATCATTACTAAAGACAATCAAAGACCCATTGGTTGACCCAGAGACTGGTGAAATGATTTATCCAGCTCCTAAGTATAGCACAACCACATTTAAAATCTCATTAAAGAAATAACATGAACCAACCAACAATGAACAATGAGCAGTTTGCTCTATGGGTAGCTTTAAGTTCTGGTATTGATAGTAAACTGTTTGAAAGAGCAGATGAAATATTAAAGTGGCTTGATAAGAGCACAAAAAAACCTGCAATACCTATAACGCCTAAAGGCAAATAGTAAACTTACACCACCTCAAGATTATTTTAATATTAAAAAATAACAAACGTAGTAATTTGGGTTCCTTGGGGTGGTTTTTTTAAACTTATGACAATCATTTTAACAATAGCAATATGGGAATTAGGCAAAGCCTTATTCTATAAACTAATTAGCAAATGAAAAATAGTCTAATATTTATTTACGAATTGATTTATTTTATACTAATTTCAGTTCCTTTATCACTTACAATATTATTTACAGCACACTTTATTTACGAACTAAAACGCATCATTAATGGGATTAGATTTAGAACCAAGAGGATTCGAGAACTCAATTAAGGTTAGAATGATTTACCTTGATAACAAAGAAGAAGAGCAGTTTATATCCATCGCAGCAGCTAACAGAAAGACCAACATTAACGCACAAGCAATACGAGAAGCACTTAATCCACTACAAAAGAAAAGATTTACCTATCAAAATCGATTAGTAGTGTTTCGTATAAAAAAATAACCTTATGTCTAAAAATTTAAAGCAAACAACTGTTAAATTTAGAAATAAAAATAAATATATAGAATTTATAGTTTATCAAAACTTATATGAGTTTTTTGAACCAGCTTTAATTTGTTGGTTAGCAAGAACTTATAAATTTACTAAAGAAGATTTATGTGAGTATATAAATAGTAAAAATACTCAACATAGATGTAATACTAAACAAGATTACGGAAAAATTTAATAACCTTATGTCACAATTTTACACAACAATAATTCATCCTATAAGAAAACACTTTAGCTTGTCTTGTAACGAATACTGCGTATTAGATACAATAATGCGTATGCAGAATAACGAATCGCATTGGTGCTATATGTCTAAAGATACCATGGCTAATGATTTAGACCTATCAAAACAAGCCGTTCTAAACATTATAACTAAGTTGGTAGAGAAGGAACTTATAGTCAAAAATCCAGCAACTAAACACTTACGCATTTCGTCAGTATTTTTAGATTATTTAAACGATTACAAAAAGTTTACCGATGGTAAAGAAACTTTACTTGAACGGTCAAAAAACTTTACCGAAACTGGTAAAAAAACTTTACCTAACAATAATACTAACAATAAGAATACATTTATAAGGCCTACGGCTGAACAAATAAATGATTATTCTAAGGAAATTGGATTTACTTTAGATGGCTCACAATTTATAGACCATTACGAAGCAAGAGGATGGTTAATAGGTAAAAATCCTATGAAGGATTGGAAGGCAGCAGTAAGAACATGGAAAAGAAATAGCAATCAGTTTACACCTACTACACAACAAACAACTAAAATCAGCCTTAAATAATGGAATTAGTAACACTACCACAGAGCAGAGAGTTAGAAAAAAGCATACTTGGAGCAATATTGATGGATAAAAGAACTTTGCCATTAGTTGTTGGACACCTAAAAACAGAGGTATTCTATGACTTAGGACACCAAAAAATCTTTGACATAGTAAAAAAGATGTATGATGATGGCGTTTATGTAGATATAACTACCCTAAACCAAAAACTTAAAGATGATGAGGCGTATAAAGAGTTAGGAGGTGCATTTTACCTATCAAAGTTAACTGATAATGTAACTGGAGCACACAATGTCAATAGCCATATTGAGATGCTTATTGAGGTTTATAAGAAAAGAGAAGCATTTATGCTGTTTATGGTAATATCCATGAAAAGACAATAACTGATGTCATTTTATCGTTAAACTACTCAAGAGATAAGGCACAAAGTGGTGAGTTATTAGGTTATGATACTGGATTTAGTGAGCTTAATAACACTTTAGCAGGATGGTGCCGACCAGACTTTGTAGTCATAGCTGCAAGACCAGGAATGGGTAAGACAGCTTTCATGCTTTCAAGTATTTACCACCTATGTATTTCAAATAAGATTCCTACGGCCATTTTTAGCCTCGAAATGAGCTCCGAGCAATTAGTTGAAAGGTTAGAGTCAATAACGAGTGAGATACCGTTAAAACGCCTTAGAATGAATAATTTGAATGACGCTGAAAGAAAGATACTACTAAAAACTGATGATAAGATATTACTTTCCCCTCTACATATTGAAGATATGGGCGGTATAAGTATTTCGCAACTTAGAGCAAAGGCAACCATTATGAAGCAGAAGTATGGCATTAAAGTAATCTTTATCGACTATCTACAGCTTATGAGTGGACAAGGCAAAAACAATCAAAACCGAGAGCAGGAGGTAAGTTTAATAAGCAGAAGCCTTAAATCCTTAGCAAAAGAGTTACAAGTACCGATTATCGCCCTATCTCAATTATCTCGTAGAGTAGAGGAACGAGGAGATAAGATGCCACAGCTTTCTGACCTTAGAGAATCTGGTTCTATTGAGCAAGATGCTGATGCAGTTATTATGCTAATGAGACCTAATTACTATGAGATGACTAACCCAATAGAAATTGGTGGAACAGAATATGCTACTAATGATTTAGTTATCTGTAAGGTTGAGAAGAATAGACATGGCACCACAAAAAACTTGCCTCTAAGATTTTTACCAGAAACAATGACATTTATTGACTATAAAAATTAAAATATGAAAACACCAATGCAATTTTTAAAGGATGAAATTGAAAGTAAAATTATACCATCAAGTAAAGAAAATGGTGAATTAACTGATTATCAATATGGCCATAATATAGCCTATTCAGTTGTTTTAACATTAGCCGAGTATTTAATTGAAGTAGAAAAAGAGCAGATACAAAGTTCTTTTAAAGCTGGTATGGATTATGCAGAATTTTCAGTTCCACCAAATTTTAATAATGAATGGGAAGAGTATTACAACCAAACTTATGTCAAAGCATAATGGCTATAGAAACAGACGTAAATTCGAGATAGAAGAGGCTCGTAATGCTGATGGTACCTATCAAGCTATTAAGTTGTTTGCTAAGAACACTAAGATTTTAGTTATACAGATGCCTACAGCTTTAATAGATGGATTTATGTGGTTAGAGTACGAAAGAGACAACCAACCTTCTGGCATAGCTGATAAAAATGTAGAGTTCTTTGCTATTAACTTTGATTTAAGGGATAGGATATACTTTATGAGGTCAGATATGCTAAGAAAAAAGGCTCGTAGATACTTTAGAGTAAACAATACTAAGGTCGAAGGAAACGTCAAATATGTTCAAGTTCCAATAGAGGAGATGATTCGCTATGTATAATATATAATAAATATATTGTAATTTTGGTTTATGGCAACATACAAAACAGCTTCCGAGCTGACCAAAATGATGATTGATTATTTAGGACAAAGAGGAATGGAAGTATGGAGAAATAATAACCTTGCTGTAAAAGGTAGGGCGTTTATTGGGAGGAAAGGAGTTCCAGATATAATCGGTTATGATAAGAAACATGGTCAGTTTGTAGCTTGTGAGATTAAGAAGTTAGGCGATAGGATTAGTCCAGAGCAGTTTACTTTTTTAACTCAGTTAGGATTAGCAGGAGGAGCAAGTATGTTATGTAGCCAGACATCAGATGAAACAATAAAATTAGAAATATTTAAAGATGGCGAAACTAAAATCTTCAGCTGGAGGGAATCAGAAAAAGAATTTCGGGAAGCGAAAAATGGGTAGGGCTAAAAAATCTTACAATAAACACCAAGGTAAACCTAAAAAATATAGGGGGCAAGGAAAATTATAATATGTATCCAAAAGGCAAACCATATCCAAGAAGCTCTTATGATGAAAATGGATTAAAAATTTGTAGTGATTGTAAAAATCATAAAGAAAAAAATCTATTCCCTTCTAATATTGGTACTTATGATAAAATTTCAAATATATGCAAAGATTGTACTAATAAAAGAAGTAGAGAATATTTCTTAAAAAACAAGGAAAAAGAATCAATAAGAAGAAAAAATAAATATTTGAAGTATAAACAAAAAGAAATAGAAGCATCAAATGTTTATAAGTCTAAAAAATATCATAATAATAATTCATTTAGAATATTAACAAATATTAGAAATAGGCATAGAATTGCTGTAAAAAGTGCAGGTATAGAAAAAAAGTTTAAAACAACTTTATTACTTGGATGTAATGCAGAATATTTAAAAAAATATATAGAAATACAATTTAAAGATGATATGAATTGGTCTAATTATGGTATTTTGTGGAATATTGACCATATTTATCCATTATCAAAAGTAGATTGGAATTGCATATATGATACAGCTAAATATTGCCATTATAGTAATTTGCAGCCATTGTATAAAATTGATAATATTATAAAGGGCAATAAAATAAAATATAAAAATTAAATTATGGAAAACTTAGAATTAGAAAACAAAGAAGAGAAAGTAGTAAAAGCTACAAAGAAAGCTAAAGAGTTTGTATCTAACGAGACAATACAGCTTATTCAAGACATCTTGGATGATGGTACTGTAGACTTAAAGTGGAGAGAAGCCTTAAAAGCACAAGTAAAAAAATATAAAAAAGATGCAGAATAACTACGAGTACGATTCAGTCGTTGAGAATGTTATCAATCGTTTAAAAGACAGAGCAAGGATTGGCTTTGAGAAATACGGAACCGACCTTGACAGAAATGACCTAATAACAGAACAATGGATTGAACACGCAATAGAAGAGGCATTAGACTTTAGTCTTTACCTCACTAAGTTAAAAGAGCAATTAAAAAAAAGTTTATAACAATAAAAACCAAACAAAATGTCTAAATCAAAAGAACTCTACCTTGGGAGATGCTTTACACTTACAACAGCATTCGGTAGTTTAAGAAAAATCTCATTAGGCCCACAAGACCTACAAAAATTAAATGACTTTGCAGCCGATAACAAAGGATGGGCTAACATCTTAGTAAAGATGAAGAAATCCTTTAACGCTGGTGAATCAGATTTCTATGTGGAAATTGACCCATGGAAGCCAGATGGTGAAGTAAAAAACAAAGATTTACCTTTCTAAATTATTATTATGAAAAATATACTTGAAGCCTTAGTTGGAATGATTGCCCTTATGGGAATGTTATATATCCCTTTTGCCTTTTTAGTAGGCGAATGGAACCCAACTTTATGGCATATTACTTTTAGAGGATTATATGTACTTTCTATTGCAGCAATAGTTACTTACGCCTTAAAGGAGTATAATAAAAAATAAAGTGTTGTGTTTTGTAGATAATAGGTGGCCCTCCATTTTTTAATGGGGGGTTTTTTATGTATCAATGTGACTTATAACGAACAAACATGAGTCAAAAAGTCCTTTTTATGACACATTAAGTAAAGTAAAATAAGAATATCTATATGTTACTTTAAAGCAGATTATTATAATTTAGGTACAACAAGAGTTTATAATTTCTGTTCACGTTTTCGTGAAAGGTTTAAATTAGTGAACATTTGCGTAGTATTACTACTGATTTATGTAACTTAATTACACTTTATCGTATGAATAAGTGTCACAATTTTAGGAATATTTGTGACAAAAAAAGCCCCAGATTTTACCTGGAGCCTTCACCAAAACCAACCAAACACCTATGAGAGAGCATCTTAATTCTGTTTATTAGAACTATCATAAAATTTTGTTAAAACAGTACCATATAACATTGCTTGGTACCTCATGATAAAACTATTTACTGATTCGTTCACATAGAAATAGTCCTCGTTTGTCATATAAACGAAACATCTTTCATCATTTTCATCATCCGCAGTAACACTTGCTACTTGGTATATGTTTATGTAAGCATCAGATTCCTCAGAATTATCTTGGAACTCATAGCTTTCATCTTCATCTTCCGTTAATTGTATGATGTGCATTAACATTTTTGATACTATTTTTTAAAACAGTGAGCCGCAATTCTTTTTTAATCAACTCAAGTTTAGCTTCCAAATAATTCTTTTCTTTCATTAATTGGTCAATCTTTACGTCTACTTCTCTGTTCATACAAATTTACGATTTAATTCTAATGGAAATAAAAAGTGCATACCGCATTGAAAATCAATGTAATACACACTTTAAAATATTTACTAAACTATTGTTACTTCTTAGGTAACCTAATAATCTTGCTGCCTAATGGCATCGGTACAAATATAGCAACTCTTCCGCCATCTAATACCACTCCGCAGCCTAATGTTGGTCTTTTGGGGAAAGGTCGTGAATATTCCATAGCATAGGCATCAATGTCGATACCACAGCCTACGTTCATACCAAAAATCATGTCCTTATCTGATGATGAGTATAAAACACCACCAAATGAGTGCACATGACCTATAACAGTTGATTGTCGAGCATCTCTTGCTCTGTTGATTGCACCAGCTTGTCCAGAACTTCCAGTGCCATGAGTGTATAGAACACCGTCTATTTCCCATTCTAAGGCCCATTTCCAGCCTTTAGGAGCATCCCATGCTTGTTCGTATGATTTGATGAATCGTTCTGGTAAACCGCTTGTTTGAGCCTTTCTTTTGTGTAGGGCTGAGTGGTTACCGATACAGACTTTAACATTAGGGAAAGCCTTGTACCATTTATACATAGCTGCTTGAGCTAAATCAGCTTCTCTACCAGCTCCATGACCGTCTGGTTTAGATTCGTGATAAGAGATTGCGTGATTGTCTACTTCATCTCCGATATGTACTACTTCGGAGCATTGAAACTTGTTAGCCACTTCAAGGCAAAAGTTCCTATAAAGTGGATGACAGAATGGTTCGTGGGTATCGCCTATGATTAAGACGTTTCTCTTAAATGCCATATTGGTTGGTTTGGTTAGTCTTTGTGAGGTGCGTAAACGGTTCTCCCATTATCCTTTAACGCATCTAATATTTGCTTTCTATTTTTCCCTGCATTATAGCTAACATGAACCCAAGCATAGTTGAACTCATTGATTAACTGGTCAAATTCAAGGTTATATTTTATATATTCAAATATTTCTTTATTGGTAACACTACCCATGCCATCCATATCAATATCAACAGCCTTACCTTCAAGGTGCTGTGATTTTAACGCACCACCAATGTAATGGTTAAGTGTTTTACTTCGGTAACCACTTGAAATAACAATAGGGCCGTATTTAGCCCTAATTGGTTCAAGTATTCTTTCGCAAAGTACTCTAATGTTTTCTAAATGCTCTGGCGTTGGATTGTTAGACACACCATGTCTTTTAGCTGATTCGCTACGAGTAAATTCTGCTAAATTAAAATGTGCTGTTAGTCTCATAGGACATAAAATTAGGACTTTTTATTAAGCTGCTTTTTTACGAAGCCATACATCTGCATACCTAACCAAGCTATAGTCATTAAATAAACGATTGATTGTAGCAAAGGATTTATCTGTACTATCCCAAAAATATTAAGCCATGATACTGCTGTAAAAGTGATTCCTATTGGAGTTAAATCTGAGTTCAAATCGTTAAAGTTTGACATTGTTATTTCTTGTTAAATATTGTTGTTACTACACTTGCTGACAATAAAGTAGCAGAATACATAAGCAATGAGTCAAAGGCTGTCTGAGACAATAACGCTGTAAATATCCCAGTTATTGCACATAACAAAGAAATCATACCAGCTACTCTTTTTGAGCTAACTTCTGAACCACCAGAGAACATATCCTTTATAAACTTTATCATTTCTTACCTATTTTAAAATACAAGCTACCAGAGTAACTCATATTATTATTATTATTAATATTAAGATTAAGACCTATTAGAGCCTTATTTTTGGCATTTAGCATCAATCCAGGACTTAGTACTTCTAAGCCATTTAATGGGCTAAAATCGCCTCTTATGCCGTAATAAAGCCTATATTTAGCTTTCTCTGCATAAAACTCCTTAACATAGATGGTTTTTTCGGTAATCTTGGACTCAAAAGACCTTGATTTTATACTATTTTGGCTGATAGTATCATTAATCACAAAGATATTAGAATCTTGTTTAATAGTGTCAGAATAAGCCCTGCTTACGTTGTAATCGTACATAATAAAAGCAGTGTCATGAGTAGCAATGGTATCTGTAGCTATAATGACAAAAGGGATAGAATCTCCCTTTATGTACGTTTTTCTGTACGTTTTTAAGTACACTGTATCATGTATCTCCTTAACCTTATTGTAGTTACTCATATCGGCAAAGTCAGCCTTTTTATCGGTTTTGTGAAGTGACTCATAGGCAAATACGCCTAAGAAAAAGAATCCAATAATAAGTATATAGTCTCTAAGATGTTGCATATTATACGAAGTCGTAAGGGCCAGTGCCTTGTAATGTTATAGAATAAGTACCTGGGCTTTCTAATGGGCCACTAATTGATATAGAAGTAATATAGCAGTCAGCATTAATAGTAACATTACCACCACCATTTAAAATCACAAACTTTACATTTACCAATGTTCTGTTCTTTTGTAGGCCTAAAAGTGTATAATAGTTAACATTATCCATTGTAATAAAGCCATCAGCACTAATCTCAAAAGATGTAGATGTAGGCAATATTTGAGTATAAGTGCCAGTAGGAGCTGTTGTAATGTCTATAAATTCAGTATTAACTGACATTGTGCAATTTGTAGAAGCACCAAAAACATTTGTAGATGCTGTTGAGTTTCGATAAAGAACCATATTTGAACCAGAAGTAATAGCCATTTTATATTTTTATTTATTTGTATTTAAATATATGTTTCTAACAATATTAGTAGTTAAGCCAAAGTTAATGGCAAACATATCTACATCTTGAGTTCCTCTTCTTAAATCCCATTTGAAAGATGTTAGTACATAGGTTTTAGCAGCAACTCCAGTTGCGTAAGAATAAGAAAACTTAGAAAGTAAATCATATCCTATACTCTTAAAATTACCACTTATGTTTAATTGATTGTAAAGCTCATCAACGCCAACATCTTCAGAAACAAGGTCAAATATAGCAGCTGTTGTTCCAGAGCCATTTCTTTGCCAATTATTTAATATTGCACTTCTGTCAGATGTCAACCATGCACTTATAAACCTTGAAGCAGCTACATTATCTCCATTATTAAAAGTAATAGTGCTTGGTATAGTAACAAAAATATTTTGGTCACCAAATATTGTTATATCATCATAGGTTTCATTATCCTTATTAAATAGGCTGTCTTTAGCAGCTTCATTTACTTGAGCAGTAAAGTTTTGAACGCTTGAGTTTACACCATAGTATTGAATCCTAAAAAACCCAACATAAGTATATAAATTAGGAATTGTAGGCCCTACATAATAAGGTTGATATATCCTAACAAATAATTTACCATCATTTGGTATATAAGTATATTTATATGTAGAGCCATCAAATGAATTATGATCAAGTATGTAATCAGTATCTTGGAAAGAACCATTTGGATTCCAATAGTATGTAGGTAAAGTAGCGTCATTTGGTATTAGAATCACTCTTGCAGATTCAGCAAATAAACCACCAGTATTTATATCTGACCATACTGAAATAATATCACCAGCAGAACAATTATATGCTTGAGATTCAATGCTTGTACCAGAACCTAAACCAGTTGTTTGACTTGTATAGAACCTTGCTTGGTTAGTAGTACCATTTCTTTGATACGTTAAACTTCCACTCCAAGCATCTACACTTGTACTTGATGTCCATGAGCTAAAGTCTCCATTAAGTACACATTGAATAACATTCTGTAACTTACTATTAGTAGTATATGATTTATTGCCCTTAGATAATGAAACTTGTAATGACTTTCCAATTTGATTAAAGTTATTGGAATCATCTATAGTTACAGTTGTATCATTTTCAGTAAAAGTAGACTGGTATGTTCCAGCACTATTATACTTAAAATAGTCTCTTGATGAGCCTCTTGTTAATGAACCGTAAGAAGTTAAATAATATTCGCCATTTTTTTGATGACAAATAAAACCAAACTTTCTACATAGTCCATGTAATACTGTGTACCAAGTAATATAATTACCAGCACTCTCTATAAATGCGTTCTTTTGAACAAACATATTTTCAAGTTCTCTATCTGCAATCCCAGTATTTTTATAATACCAGTTTACGTTATAGTTTAATCCTAAAGCATTAGAAGCAAAAGCATTAGTTAAAATATCCTTAAATGAATATGTTTCAGAAGCATTAAATCCAATTACAAAAGTACTATCGTAGTATATCTTCTTTTCTTTAAGATTAGCTAATCCATCGTTAAAAACCATTGAGAACTCTTTAATAGACACTGGACTATAAATAATCTGCTCAACTGGTACATATAAACCAACAAATAAAGTTGTCCATGATGCAGGAGGTGCACCAGATACCGATACGCCAGTTTCTACAATTAGCTTAAAATCATTATCATCTGCATTAAAGAACTCTTCTACATCAAAGTTGCTATCAGCAATAGCATTTATAGTAGCTTTTTTAGATATAATTGGGTTAAATGATTTACCCTCACTATCTATAGTCTCTATGATAACTGGATTCCCAGTACCTACGAGTGCATAGCTACTGCCTCCATATCCATCCTTATAAATAGATGCTCTATATTGAGTCTTATTTGTACTTGTTGGGTTAACAAATACGTTATCGAATGTCAGTTGATATTTTAGTCCGTATGCCATTAGTAAGTGCTTTGGTTGTTTCTACTTGCTTTATTCATCAAAATTAGTAAATCATTACCACTTATTCTTGCTTCAAGTGTTCCTCCGCCACTACCACCAATCATTGATTGTAACTTATCTAAAGGTGCTACAATTTCTGGATTATTAGCAGCTCCAGGATATTCTCCTACAAGTCTATAAGATGGGCCACCAAATATTCCACCTTTAGCAGTAGGACTAAATAAGTCTGCAGCTAATCCCATTCCACCAGCAACAAGTCCACCAAACATCTTTAAAGCACCTCCAGCTTTAGCTAAGTTTGCTTGTCCTCCTGGCAATAATGAAATAATTGCGACAGCTATAGCAGCAGCGATTGCAACTTTAATAAGTTTTTTAATTACATCTTCAAATGCTTGTGCTAAAACCTCTCCTATACTTGCTCCTTTTTCTAATAACATATCTAATGCTGGGCCTAAAGCATTCATAATACCAAAGCCAAGTTTTTGTAAATCTTCAAATACTTCTTTAGTTATAGCTTTATTATTATTAGCCCATCCTTTAAATGCTTCTCCAAGTCTCTTTAAATAATCATCATAAGTAATAAATCCATTATCAGCCATATATTGCAAGTCTTGAGCCTCTTGCTCATAAAGGCCTTTTTGTTCTTCTCTATCACCAGTTGCTAAATTTCTTCTATCCTTATAAAATTGGTCAAATAATGATAAAGTATCTTTATAACCTCTCTTTAATATATCAAATTGTTCTTTTTCATCATCTTCAAAAGACTTAGTATTTTTTTCAGCTTGAGCCATTATTGCTTTACCAAACTCTTGCTTGTTTAAAAGTCTTTGTGCTTCAAAATTAGCTTCTATGTCTTTTCTTTCAAGAGCATAAGTTCCATCTATTTTTGCTCTTTCTTTTGCAATTCTTTCCTCTTCATTAATAATTAAATTGCCATAATAATAAAACATATCTAAATCATCCTTATATGTTTTTTGCTTACTCTTTAATAACTCTAATCCAGATGTGCTAACTTTTTTCTTTGGCCCATCACCTTTTGTAGGTTCAATATTTAAACCTGCAGATGCTCCAGCTCTAAAATCAACTGAATTTTGCAATAAAGACATTGAATTTTGCAAAGACTCATTTGATGTTCTTAATTTGCTATTTGCCTTTTCTAATGTATTAATTTGCTTGATAGTTCTACCATAAGGAGTTAAAATTGCTCTTCTTACTCCAAATTGGTCTTGAATAATCTGTTCTTCTTTTGTATCATTATATAAAACAAGACTATTCCTTAAATTAGTAATAGCCTTTTCATTATCATCTATAGTTTTTTTATTTGTAAATAATTCTCCAGCCTTCTTTTCTATTTCTGCAGTCATAGCACTTGCTTCTGCACGAGCAATAATAGCTTTAGTAAGTTCACCTACAGATGTTGTTAATCCATCTACAGATGTCTTTTCAAGTGACATATTCTTAAAATATTCAGGATATTCATCTTGTAATTTTTTAAGAGCTGCTCTTCTTTGGTCTATAGCTAATGTTTGATTATTAACTACCGAAACAAGTGCTTTTACTTGAGATATTTCACCATAAGCAGATGATATTGCACTATTAAGTGATTTATTATATTCATCTTGAGCATCATTAACTTTTTTAGTAGTTTCAAATACTTTAAATAATCCCATATCCCAAGCAGTAATAGCGGCAGTAACTGCTGAAAATGCAAAATAAGCTGCACCAGCACCAGTAGCCATACTTCCAAATAAAGCTGGTAAGTTGTTTTGAATACCTCTAAAACCATAAGGTAAATCTTGCACAACTAAAGATAGTGCTGTCCATTGTTTATTAGAATTTTTTAAGCTATTAGCACTACCAGCTATTGCACCAGTTGCTCCATTAGCAGCATTTTGAGCTGCTGTTAAAGAACCTTTTAATTGGTCTAAATTAGTCTGTAATAACTTTATAGCACCACTTGTAGGTTTTATACCAGCAGTCACAAGTTTTACCATGTAAGTCTCAAGTGCAGCTATCTCCTTCTCAATATTCTTAATGCTTTTACCAAATAACTCATTAGAAGCACTTATTTTATTAATCGTAGCTGTGTACTGGTCGGTGGCCTTAATTATAATATCTACACCTTCATTATTCGCCATTATTATACTGGTTTAATATTTTCGTATTTTTTTAGTACCTCTTCTAACTCTTCGTTAGTCATTATCCTAACATTTTTCTTCTTATTCCTCTTATCGCAATCTAAATCTAAAAGCTCAGTAGGTTTAACCTTCTTACCTTTAGGTAGCTGCATATTGACAAGGATAGTAGTTTGCCATCTTGACCTCACCCATTCTTGCTCCTCTTTATGCCTATAACCATACCAAATAAAGTCTAATTCAGCCATGGTCATCTCCCAAAACAAATGGGGAAGTATTTGACACACCACCCATGTCATCTATCCAATCGCATACGTCAATCTCTTTAAAATCTGGCGTTCTTCCTTCCTTGTAGAAAGGGTATTCAGCAGCAGACCTTACTAAATTAACGATAGCATCTAAAGCAGATTCACCGCTTAAAGCTGTTCCTATCTCTGTTGGGCCAATACCTTGTAACTGACAGAATCTCTTTAGAGACCATGTGCAGAAACGTAACGGTATTACCTTACCATCAGAAAGTGATAGGTTAAATTGTCCTCTCATATATTTGGTTTTTAGTTTATGCGTTGGTAGTCATCACTAATGCTCCAGTTCCAGTGAATGATGCAGAGAAAGTAGCTGGAGATTCCATGTCACCAGTAAAGTCTAAAGACTCAACCGCTGCAGTTCCAGTCCAAATCTTGTCACCACTTACGAAAGTAGAGAAAGTCAAAGTTACATCAGTTCTTGAACTTACAGAAGAAAATAAATCTTCTACGTTTACACCAGCTGCAGCAGATTCGATTACCGCTAAGCCATCTGTAGTTACTGACCAAGAACGAAGTCCTTGAATTTGAGCCGCCCATCCGCCACTATCTTTTGTAGTAGAATCTGGTAAGTCTGTTGATACTGATAAAGAACAAGATGTAGAGTGAGCTACAGCTACTCCACCTATCTTTACTACCAATAGGGTTCCGTTAAATACACCAGTTGTTGCCATTTTATTTGTTTTTTTATGTTATTTATGTTGTTTGAGTTACAAAGTGGTCTACCACTATAACTCTTCTAAAAATATATGTTTCTTCTACATAGTCAAAAGTAGCCTGGTTTGATACCATATTCCTTGTAACTATTTTGAAATCTGGAGAAGCATCTGGGTAATCTGCAGGAGCTACTCCTATGATTTCCAATAAGCCATTAGCCCATTCATCTACTGACTTTTGACCTACCTCTCCAGACTTAAATGTCCTATATACAATGTCAAACTGTATGCTTACATCAAAGTTATAGCTTGTTTTGTCGCTATTCTCTACTGATGTCTGAGAGCTTATTAACAAGAATGGAGGCTCGGCACCATCTGGAGCTATGGTATCATATACCGATAACTCGTAGGCGTTAGCATTTATCTTGTCGAAATAAGCCTTTCGTATAGCATATCCGCAGTCTTTCATTATCCTTCTACCTCTACTTCTTTAGAATCCGTTTGTTGGCCATTTTGAGCCTCATTTAGCTCACCAAAGAACTTCAGCAATGGTAATCCATAGGCTGTAGGAATAGTGTTTATAAACGCCTCTAATGACTTCAAGTGCTCTTCGGTTAATTCTAACTTTTTCATATTTGGTTATTTTTACAAATTTAGGTAAAATTATTTAGCTGCAATCATTGCTTTTAATTCTTCTATTTGAGCTTGTTGTTCTTGTACTGCTTTTACTAAATGAGGTATAATAAAGTCCATCCTAACTGCTAATAATTGTTCTTTTTCTTTAAACACGCTTACTGCATCTGGTATTACCTCTTGCATTTCTTGCGCTATAAATCCAAAGTTATTTTTTAAACCATCTATTAAGTCAAACTTTTTAGCTTTAAGCCCTAATACCTTTTGTAATCCGTTATCTAAATCAGTAATGTTTTCTTTTAATCTTATATCAGAACCGCTCCAAGCACCAACTGAATACAAATAACCATCATTTCTTACATATATTAAATCAGTTCCATCTTGTTTACCTACGTTAAATGATTGTGTGGTGCTATCTGATGTTTGACCTCTTACAACCATTCTAATACTATCATTACCAGATACACCAATACCAATATTGCCATTTGCCCTAATTCTCATAGATTCAACTCCGCCACGTGCAAAAGATATAGATTGACCACCATCTGCTTCTAAAATAGGAGAACCAGTTGAACTATATTTATATATTGAAAGTCCCCAAGTTGCTTCGTCAGATATTCTTAATGCAGTTTTAATAAAAACATCACCATTAGACCCGTTTATTTTTAATCTTTGTATTGAATTAGTAGATAAAAATAAATCTCTTGTAGACCCACTACCAATAACCGTTGAATAAGCAGTAGTTCCAGATGCTAAATCACCACCCGTTGAATTATCGCATCCTACAATCATATTGCCACCACCACTACTTTGAATTTGCATTCTTACAGAACTTGTAGTAGTAGGGAATATTAATAAAGATTGACCTGCACCATTAATTCTTACTGTGCTTGCAAATGTAGATAAACCAGTTGAGGCTATTCTTAATGAACCACTTGTAGTAGTTAAAAATAAATCATTATCTGCTCTTAATTCAAGGGCATTTAATACTCCAGCTCCAAGTTGTGCAGAGTTTCCTAAATAACCTATTGGTGTACCACTCCTTCTAAAAGTAATATATCCACCATTTGCATCTGTAGAATTAAAAATCGCATTTACCGCACTTGATATTGTAGACGTAAGTACACCAGTTCCTACTGCTCCACTAAAAGTAGCACTTGTACCACTTAAAGTACCAGTAAGTGTACCACCAGTTAAAGGTAAATAAGATGTGTTATCATAGCTTATAGTTGTACCGCTTATCTTTACAAATCCAGTGCCACTTAATGCAGCTTGTTTTGCATTTAATTGTGTCTGAATAGAACTTGTTACACCCTTAACATAACTTAATTCAGTTAATGAAGGATAAGTACCAGTTGATAATGAACTAATCACTCCACTTGTAGAGAAGTAAGCAATTTCATTTATAGTTCCAGAACCACCAATATATGTAGGTACGTTTATTACACCACCGCTATAAGTTGCAGCACCGCTTGTACCAGTTGTTGTTAAGCTGATAGCACCTTGTGCTCTACCAGTTGTAAAGTATTGATTAGTGCCTTCTGCAACATCTGAAGTTGTTAAAACTACTGTTCCAGCTTGTCCGTTTACAGTTGTAACTGGGAAAGCAATGTTTGTATTTGAAGCACTTGTGATTCTACCTTTGCCATCTATAGCTATTGTAGGAACCGCAGTTGTTGTACCATAAGTACTTGCAGTAACACCAGTATTAGCTAATGTTAAAGCAGCAGTAGCGTTTGCACTACCATCGAAGCTAACTGACCATGCAGCGTCTCCAGTTGCAGATATTGTTCTTGCAGTTGAAAGTACGTTTGCAGCGTTTGCTGTACCAGCTAAGTTACCTTCTACGTTAGCAACTAATGTGCCAACAGTATATCCAGTTCCAGTAGTGTCTACTACGTTAGTAGGTTCATCTACTAATCCAGTAAACATCTTAAATTTACCAGCATCAGAAGCATCTCTAAATAATCCAGTAAACTCAACACGAGTTTGAGCTGAATCGTAATATCTACCATAATATCCGATGTCTACAGCATCTGTAGTATTGTTATCGTTAGCTACCTCAAACAATGGGTCTTTAGAAGATATTGATTGAGTGTTTACATAAGTTGCAGTACCATTTATAGTTAAGTTACCGCTTACAACTACGTTGTTAGGGAAAGTAACATCATTTGTGAATCCAACAGTTGTAGTGTTACCTACAGTAGAAGCAGCAATCTGATTTGCAGTTCCGTTAATTGTTGTGATACCTTGGTCAGTCCAAGTAGCTGTAACTACGTTAGCATCTTGCTGAGTCAAAGACAAAGTCTTAGTAGATGTACCAGTTACTGCAGCAGATACGATAGAACGATTGTAAGCTGTATCGTACTCGCCTAATTTAACCGTTGTAGGAATAGCATATCCAGCAGTTAAGCTAAGAATACCACTTCCAGATGAATAGTCTAAACCAACAGCGTTTTCGCTGAAGGCTGCTCTTGAACGAGCATCTGTGTAATATAAGTTAGTGCCTTCGTCTAAGTCTGTAGTAGTCTTAGCATCAAAAGCAGTATTAAATCTTGCTTGAGTATAGTAAAGGTTTGTACCCTCTGCTAAATCAGTAGTAGTCTTTGTACCGAATCTTGAGTCGAATCTTGCGTCTGTCCAGTAAAGGTTGGTACCTTCAGCTATATTGCTTGTTGTAAGGCTTATTGAGGCTCCTAAAGCCAAAGAAAGACCATTGATAGTAACTGAGCTATTAGTCAAACTTGAGTTAGGTATAGAGCCTAAATTAAAGTTTCCAGTAGTGCTATTGTAAGCAATACCAGTACCAGCAGTTACACTTAACGCATTTCTTGTTCTTGCGTTAGTGTAGTAGAGGTTAGTAGAACCTTCTGGTAAATCATCTGTATCTTTAGTTGCAAAGTTAGTTGCAAAGTTTGCATCACCTCTTGCAGTTGTAAAATAAAGATTCGTTCCTTCTGCCAAGTTCGTTGTGCTCTTAGCAGCGAAAGCTGAATCAAATCTACCTTGAGTATAGTATAAGTTAGTTCCTTCAGCAATGTTAGTCGTAGTACCAGCTACATTCTCCCATACAGCTAAAGAAGAGTTATATTGTAAAATGTTGTCATTTGCAACATTCGTAATTCTTACGTTATGAAGTTCATCGATTTCGTAGCCATTGTCAACCTTAACAAAGATTTTACCTTGTGTCTTGTGAGCATAAACTACAAAACCTACAATGATAGTATGTTGAGGAGCTACTGGCTTAACCTTAGTAATAGCACCAGGCGTAGTTGGAGAAAGGTATAAAACATCACCATCGTTCCAGTCTTGTAATTGTAAATCACCAGTTGTATCTACGTCAGTTATTAAGCCACTTGTTGTAATAAAACCTTCTTGATTATTAGCTATATTTTCAGCTACTAAACCTAAAGTATCTGTAGAGTTAGCATCGTTATTAGCTTGTGCTAATGCTACAGCCAATCTTTGACCTTGAGCAGCAGCAACTTTAACCACTTGATAAGCAGCCTTATTTAAGATGCTACCAGAGTTATTAAGTACTCTTGCAACTTGCTTTTGACCTATTGGCAATATAACATTACCACCCATTAAGCCTAAGTTGTTAGTGCCATCTACATTGTTCCAATACATCTTAGCTACAGCGTTAGCTTCACCAGCACCAGTATTAAGTTGCAAGAAATCACCTTGAACACCACCATCTGCAGTTGCAATAGTAATAGTCGGAGTTAAAGTTCTTAAACTATCGTTATAAGCCCAAGTGATACCAGTACCATTCTGAATCAAAGTGGCTACTGTATCATCAATTAAATCTTGTATCTGAATACCACCTCCAGTAATAATCAAATCACCAGTGATAGTTAAATCACCAGTAATTGTAGCTGCAGTAGTTGATAAAGAAAGAGCAGTATTTACTCCACCGCCATCTTGTACTGGCTGTAAACTACCACTTACTCCAACATTATTAGCACCAATTTGTAGTACTTGTCTATATGTATTTTTTACCGCTTTACCTTGAAGAGTAGCCATTATATTTTAATTTTTTTTATTTTAGTAACCATTTTATATAGTTCTTCTGAAGCCGATAAGAACAAGAACGGTCTATGGGGCAAATTTACTAAATTTCCATTACTCCGTTTAAACGTTCTTGCGTAGCCCTCAAGTTGATTCATATTTAGATTTCTATATACTGGAATCTGAAAATCATTACCAGTACCAAACTCAACAAAAGGAGAATAATTAGACTGTCTACCCATACGACCTCCAGAGCCAACTCTTGCTCCTGCGTTCATTGTGTAAGGAGTGCTATAGATAGAAGCCTTTAATAAACCAGTTTTACCTCTTGGTGCTCTTTTTTCTGCATTTCTTTCAATAGTCAAAACAGACTCATTTATAATCTTCTGTATTTGTTGAGTAATTACATGAGGTGCTTCTTTTAACCTTTTTGATAGGTTAGTCACACTTTTGCTTTTATCTATTGAAAATGACATTAAGTAGTTTCCCAAGTTGTACTAATGTTCTCCCAGAAAGCAGTAATACTATCCCAAGTACCAACTCTCTTTAAAGTAGAACAAGTGATTCTTAAAAAGTTATGTCCATCATATTCATCTATAATGCTGCTAATCAAGTAGATATTACCATCATAAGCAATAGTAAGGTCATTAGAAATAGAGATACTATTAGCATCCCTTATCCTAAAAACAATGTTATCTGATATAGAGTCCTTACCAGCTATGTTTGTTTTGTTTTGATTATCTCTAAATATCTCAGCCCAACAAGTATAGTAGTCTACATCTGTTAAGATTTGACCACCAGCACCATCAGATTCCGATGTTTTAGATTGGAAAGTAATCCTATTTTTAAGTCTACTTATCATTATAATATTATGCTTACTCGTTTAAAAGGCTTCATTAATTCGTATGCAGATGCTATGTTAGCATTTGGCTTACTATCCTCTACAGATGATTCTCTGTAATCATACAAGTCAGCAAGTATCTTATACAAGGCTGTTTTCATCACTGCAGGAGTAGTCGCATAACCACAAGTGTAGGTAAACCTAAACTCCATGTGACTAAAAGCAGTCATATACAGCTTCTTGTAAGTTGTGCCTAAAACATTATACTGAGGTACGGTAATCTCTATCCATTCTTCATTATCCCAATATTCAACCTTAGTAATACTATTGATTGGTGCGTATGGAAGTTCTAAGAACTCATCCACATAAGCTACTACTTGCAATGTACGAGCCGTCATAGCCACACCAGCATATTTCTCTAATCTAACCCTTGCAGAAGTGATTAAAGAGCTTATTAAGTCGTTATCATCATCAAAGTCAACCTTTAGATAGTTCTTTGCTTCGGACAATGTTATTGGTTCTGAAACTGGCTCTACTGTGGTTGTAACATCCCTTATAATCTGCATATACCATTATTTTTACAAAAATAACTAAAATATAGTAGACATAAAAAAGGGATAGCTTTTTAGGCTACCCCTTTATATTTAGACTATTAAGTCACATTACCAAAGTCTTAGGCTTGATTTCCAAAATCGCCATAGCAGAACGCACCAGCGTAGTAGATAGGGAATGCGATTCTTGCCTCAACACGAACTGTAATCATGTTCTCAACAGCGTTGTTACCATCTTGGTCAAAGAATTGAACAGAGATACCATTA